AATAAATTTAAGTAGGCATGTAAGTGCCTTGTAACCCTTGTTACTAAACCTCAACTTTTCAAAGGTCGAGATGTAGACCTATTAACAATCCTACATTACGTATGACGGCTGTAAACACGCCCGACACGTCAACATTTCCTTGTTGACAACACTGGACTTGAATGTCCTTTCTCTCCAACCCCTATCTGGGAATGTCTTCCTTCTTAAACTGTAAACAGGATCTATCTGATTCTGAAGAAGAAAATAATTCTAATGTGACCTTGCTTGTGCAAGAAGAAAGCCTTAGCTTTAATTTAGGTGAAGAAGTTTTACCTTCAATTGATACTGTTCAAGTATTATTGGAAGAAGCACCTGCAGAATTGCAGCGTGAAGAAGAGGAACGATTAGCGTTTATTGACAATAATCAATTTCCGCGAAATCGATCTGCTCGAGTGCAGATAGCAGTAATGAAATTTGTGCAATATCTCGATGGGATTACTGCAGACTTTTTATTGAATTGGATAAACGGATGGTTGACAACCATTAACTTTGAAACTCTACCAGATGATGAGTTAATTCTTGCAATTGATCAAATTTATCAATATTGTGACTCTAATCACATTGATGTTGGTACTGTTCGATTACAAGGAAAGATTGTTTTAGACAATGATGAAGAGGAGTTAGATGAAGAAATATTAGAAGAAACTATTGGTATAACAAATACTGTTAAAAGTTCAAAAGTTATTTCAGAAGATACGATTTATGAAAATAAAGAGCATCCTGTAGATTCTTTTTCTACTCCAGAAGACCAAGTTGTTTTTGATAACTTTGGTAAGATTTTGACAAATTTTGACGATTTTGATGTCGGTAACTTTGAAGATGATTGGGAACAAATTAAATTATTACCCGATTTGTCTCCTCCGTATACAAAAGCTGAAAATTTCACCATGTATAATAGATTTCATAGTAAATTATTAGAATCTGGTAGAGATTTTCTAGCCCCACAATACGATGGACAGTATAGAGATATTCATTTAATCGAGTTTTGGCGAAAACGGTATGGTTTTAGTGATTTTGTGTTTCCCCACGGAATCTGGATGTACCTGAACGGTTGGTCTGAAGTCCGTATTAGTAAACTTAGAAATTTATTCGGTAGTAAGAGAAATCGCTTGGTTCAAACCAAACGAGCTCCTAAACAAGATTATTTCGAACATAAGTTTTACGCTAAAGTTTGGCAAATTCCAAAGGTAATTTGTTCTCGAGTTCCTAAACCTCAGACTTACTCAGTATCCACTTTTAAAAGATGGGTGCTGGGTGAGGCACACTATTTGAACGGTAAAATTCCTATTAATTGGTATGCAACTGGGAGTGGATGCACTCAAACATTGTTCTATGGAGCATCTCATCTGAATCGTCGTCTCG